CCCTTCGCGACCCCCATGGGCAGGAAATCGTCCCCCAGTGGTCGGTCACCGCAGCCGTCGACCCACCAAGCCTGCCGGCCCGAGTCCACCTTGTTGTAGTAGGCGATCTGCCACTCCTCCGGCGGCGGCCCGAACCTGACCAGGTACGGCGGCAGCTCCGGCAGCGCTTCATCAGACATTGGAATCCTCCTTCGCGGCGCGGGCCCTCTCCAGAGCCCGGAATCGGTCAATCAACCCGGCGACGTCCCGGGCCGACCGGCCCGGCTCAGCCAGCCACGCCAACGCCTCGTCTCGCCGTCGCGCCGGCAGATACCGCCGGCACAGGTCCTTCGCCAACGACCGGGCGTCCTTCGACGGCGCGGCCATCATCCGCCGGCCCATCAGCACTCCTCGCACGGCTCGGTACGCCGGAACAGCCCGGCGAACCGGCCGCCGAACAGGCCGGGCGGCACCGGCCCGTGGGACACCCCGCTGCCGCCGGACCAGTGCACGATCACGTCGTACAGCGACCCGGCCCGCCGATGCGGACCCAGGTCGACCGCGGCCTCGATGGCCTCGTGGACCTCCCGGACGAACTCGTCCGGGACCGCCGACCCGTTCGGTGCTTCCGGCGTCGCGTCGAGCCGCGCCACCTGCCGGGCGAGGCAGGTCTCCACCGGGGTCTGCATCATCACTGCCACCACGGCCATCTCGTGGACCCGAGCCAAGGCGGCGGGTTCGGCCCGGTGCTCGAACGGGCCATTGGTCGCGTCGACCACAGTGTCAAGCCGCCGGCGGATTCGTTCCCGCAACCGGATCTCGTACAGCTGGGCGGCGATCGGGTTGACCTCCTGGCAGCCGACGTCGTCGGCCAACTCCAGCCGGTACCGTTCCAGGCTGACGACCTGGTGCGCCGGCACGCTGAGCTGGCCGACCAGCGTCGACTTGCCCGACCCGGGAGCGCCGACCATGACAACCAGCGTCGGTGATGTCGTCACGGTGCTCACTGCTCGGCCTCCTCGGCCCGGGTCAGCAGCAGATCGGCACCGACCAGAATCGAACCCCAGGAGATTGCCGCGAAGTACGGGCGCAACTCGCATACGGTGCCGCCCTCGTAGGAGCGCACGCCGACCACCTCGAACGACGCGTCACCGTGCTCGCGGGTGCGGACCATGTCGCCGACCTTCGGTTCGGTAGCCGGCGGACCGTACGGCACCGGGCCGTCTTTCCACACGCCGGGCGAGTAGCGGGCCGGGCAAATCAGCACCGCGAACGAATCGCCGACCTCGATCTTCACCGGCGGCGCGGGCCTGGTGAGACTGGGCTCACCGCCGTAGTCGGTGACCCGCGTCCACAACGGCTCACCCGACTGCGTGAGCGCCCGAATGCTCTCACCCAGAACCATCCAGACCTCGGCCCGGATCGCCAGTTCGGCCTCCCGAGGGGCGACGGGCTTTGCGGGGTGGAACCAGTACCGGACCGCAGGCGCGTTCAGCCGGCAGTGCGAGGACTCGGCGTCCGACGGCCCGTGCTCGATCCAGCCGCCCCCCTCGACCGACTCGATGACAAGCCGCCCCCGGTCGTCGACGTGCACGATCACGTCCGAAATCCAGGTCGCGCGGTCGATCAGGTCGACCACGCGCCGGGCGGCGTCGACGGCGAACGGTTTGGTGCCCGACCATCCCGGCCCGGCGACGTCGGCGCGGGCGTGCGCCAGGCAGTACCGGTCCGTCCCCGTGACGGTCAGCGCGCCGCCGGCGCTGTCCACGTGCAGCACCGACGTGTCCGGCCAGATACTGCCGGCGTCGTCGCCTGGGGCGGCGGTCCAGGGCAGGGTGGCTGCGAGGACCCTGCGCAGGTCGACCGCCTTGATCGCTGTCTTCACTGTGTTCCCTTCTTCGCGGGTTGCCGCAGATCAGCGGGCGTCGATTTGGGCGAACATCTCTCGCCACCGTCGTTCCTGCGCCAGACTGGACGCGTTCTCTTCCAGGGTGGACGTCAGCCAATCCGGTCGCGGGTCGGGGCCGGGGTGTTGCGTGCGGTGCCAGCGGGCGGCGGCCTGCGCTTCGGCCCTGGTGGCGGTGTAGGACTTCCATCCGCAGGTGCAGATAGCCACGGAGTCGTCGGAGCGGACCCACCGCCCGCACGACCCGTTCGACTTCGTCTTGTACCGCTCGGTCTGCGTGCCGGCGTGCGGGACGGTGCGGGTCACGTGGGTGAACGTCGCCGGCACCGGTTGCGGTAGCTCCGGCATCCACACCCATTCGGCGGGGTCGGTGTGCCGGTCGAACAGCCGGCCGACCGCCCACGATCCGTCCTCGCGCATCAACCAGGTGAACTCAGAGGCGTTGTCGGGTCGGCCGATCACCCAGAAGCGGGGCCACAGCCCGAGCCCGATGGCCCGGTAGAGGACGATGCTGTCCTCGGCGTTGAGACCACGGGCGCGCAGTGCGCGCAGGTCGGCGACAGCGTGCTTACGGGTGGGCCAGCGTTGGAAGCCCGACAGGTGCCGATCACCCCGCTTGACGTCGATCTCCATGGCGCTCATCGGGGGTCGCCTCCTCGGTATCCCAGATAGGGGCGGGTTTCGCAGCGGTAGATGATCTCGCGGGCGATGTCTCCCGATGGGACGTTGCTGTCGAACATCCTGGCCAGCTCGCCCACGTCGGCCACCGTTTGCAGCGACTCTCGGTCCATCTGGCGGCCGGTAGCCCGATCTCCGATGGAGGAGACGATCTGCCCGGCCCGGGGCCCGTAGCCGGCGACGTAGAACTCGACGGGCTGGGGGTTGGTCCGAACCTGATCGAGAATGATGGTGATCATTTCCTGGTTCATCATCGGGCGGTCTCCTCGCAGCATCCGCAGCAGCACTCGCGCCCGTAGGCGCAGGGCATTCCGACCTGGGCGAACCGGCCACATCCGGCGTGGTCGCACAACGCGGGAGTGACTTCCTCACACGCGACGTGCTTGCGCTGGTTGTCGTGGCAGGGCTGGTCGGGGTCTCCGATGCACTCGGGGCAGGCGTCGATGTGGGCCATGGTGTCGTTGGCGGGGTCCTCGACGAGGTAGCCGCCACATTCGCAGCGGTAGTCCGGGCGGGTGCCCCGGGGGGCCATCTGACCTTCGTGGATCAAATGCCAGCGCCACGCTCGGTAGAGGCGTCGCGAGACCTCGTCAGGGTCGGGGGCGACCTCGACGAGCCGGCCCGTCGGGTCAGCCTTGTAGATCGGCCCGTCGGGCACCCCGGACCGGGCGATGATGCGGCACGCCTCGTCGCGCAGGGTTGTCAGGGCACCCCCGGACGCGGTCCAACGGCGAGCGGACGCGAGGGAGCCCGCCTGCAGCATCTGCCCGGTCGGCAGGTAGACGATCTCCCACGGGGTACCCGTCTCTTCCGTCCGGTGGTACTCCCACCGGCCGTCGGCGGACCGGGCGAAGGTGATCTCCTTCCGGGTCCGGCTCGGGTCGGGCCTGCGGCTCGACATGAACCATGTCGCGCGGGTGACGTCGACGATTGGCGTCAACGCGGTTGTGGTCGGTGCCATGATTGCCCCCCATTGCTTACTGGTCGTATCGTAACGTCATGTTGGCATTGAGTCAATGCAACACGTGGCGTTGAGGTCGACGTACACCGTCGACCGGTAGCCGCCCATGCCCGACGGCGTCTCGGTCACCTCTACGGCGAGCTGGATGCGCCTGCGGTGACCCTTGCCCACGCGTACGCGGGTCGGGCGGGACACGTAGCCGCACATGGTGATCGGCTGCCCGTACCGGTCCGACCCGACCAGTTCGGCGACCTGCCGTCCTGCGGCCAGGTCGGCGACGGGCACCACCTTCCGGGGGGTCACGACTGCTGCGGCTGCGTCAGCTTCGACGGCTTCCCACCATGAGGCGTCTACGACGCGTTCAGCGCGCAGCGTGGCGATGTAGCGCTGCTGCGGTTCGGATGGCTTCATGTCCAGTCCCCTTGATCGACCTACAAGAGGAACGGTACGGCACGGCTTGCATTGAGTCAATGCAAAACGGGAAGGTCGCCTAACGTGAGGCGGCCTTCCCGTTTGGGGGTAGTGGGGAGCTAGGCTGTGATCTACCCCGCGAGTACCAAGTCCCCCCGCATCACCCGCTGCACGTCCCTCACCGAGCAGTTCAACCGGCGCGCGATCTCTCCAACCGGCTCCCGCCGCCGGATGGCCTCCTCGATCGCCTCATCACGCCGCTTCCCGGCGGCCTCACGCCGCTGGGTGACCTGCGTCTGATTCGCCCGCAACCGCGCCGCGATCCTCGCGTCCGACACCCCATCGTCCGCCAACATCAGCACCACCGCGTCCTGCTCGGCCTCGGTCAGATGCTGCCGGCCGATCTCCCCGGCCGCGCAGGCGAACACCTGCGACCACAACACCTCCGGGTCGTCCTGCCGGATGTACGACCTCCCGGTCCGGGCCCTGGCGTGCGGCTCGTCGATCCTGTCGTCATCCCACGCCAACGGCGACGGCCAGCCGGCCCGCGTCGCCCGGTCGATCGCCGCCTGGTCCGGACCCGGCTCCAGCGGCGTCGAGTCGTACAGCTCAGCGATCGCCGACCGCAGAGCCGGGTCGATCGGCCGGCGCAGGTCCTCGCCGACCAGCAGCTCCACCACCGACGGGTGCACGCCGAGCGCCGCCGCGATCGCCTCGCGACCGTGGCCGATCCGCATCAACGCGCGGACCCGCCGCTGCGCCCCGTAGTCGCCTCCGGCGGGCGCTTCCCGGGGGTCCAGCCGCCGCAGCTTCTCGACGCTGCTGGTGGTGACCTTCTTGTCGTTCATGATTCGCCCGATCACGGCCTTCTCGAATCCGGCCGTCCGGGCGATCCCGCCCCGCGTCCAGCCGGCGGCCTCCAACCGGCGGACCAGGTCCTTCACCGCCGAGTCCGCGACCGTGTAGAACGCCTGCCCTTCGCCGACCAGGCCGCGCCGGGACGCCCTCAGCCCTGACGGCGCGGGCTGGTCGGGCACCGGCACCGACAGCAGCGCGTGGGCGGTGCGGGCCAGGATCGTACGGGCCCGGTTGCGCCGTACCAGGTTCTTGACGGAGTTGACCGGTATCCCGGCCTGTTCCGCGATCCACCCGAACGAGTAGCCGAGCGCGTGGATCTCGGCGACGCGTTCGGCGGCGGCGGTCGAGTCGACCGGGGCGTTCCCCGGCCGCCCGGTGCCGGCCAGGGACAGCAGCGCCTCGGCGACGCTACCCCGCACCACGGGCGGCAGCTTCGCGTGCCGGCCCCGGGTCAGAGGGGCGACGACCTTGGTGTCCTTCACGCCGGCCGCCGCCGCGATCTCCCTGACGGTGACCCCCTCTGCCTGGGCGAGGTGTTCGACGAAGTCGGCGACGGCCGCGGCCTCGACGAACGCGCCCGGCTCGGCGGCCGGGAAGGGGTTGGCCCTCTCGGCTGGCCATTCGCGGCGCAGGATCTCGTTCGCCTTGCACCGGCCGCAGCCGGCGTCGCCGCCGGGCTGGCAGCAGTCGGTCAACGGCGTGCGCCGCACCAGCCAGCCCAGCCGGGCCTCACCAAGGGCCTTGTCCGCCACCAGTACGGACGGACCGGCCGGGAGCTGCAGCTTCTTCCTCGTCATCGCGGGTGCTCCTTTGTGTTATCGAGTCGATCAGTGAGGCGGTGGTGAGCCCGGCGGCGGCTACGGCGATCGCCGCCGGGTGGGTTGCCGCGCAGAACAGCCACAGGCTTCCCGCGACGCCGGCCGCGTAGCCGCCGACGGTGAGGGTCAGCCAGTAGGCGAATCTCATCGCCGGCCCCGGTGGTCGTCGAGGTTGGCCAGTTCGCCCTGCGCGGGGTGACCCGGCCGGCAGTCGGTGCAGAAGGGGTGCCCTTCGCTGCCGTACCGGGTGGTGCGGCAGGCGCAGCGGACGCATGGTCCGTCGGTGGTGCCGGTGGTGAGCCGGCCGTGTTCAGTGAGGTGCCAGCCACGGCGGGTCCACGCCTCGAGCGCCGCTGGGTCCAACAGGGGCACCTGTGACGCGCGGGGGCGGACGTTCCCGGCGGGCATGGGTCAGCTCCCCGGGATTTCGACGATCACCGCGTCCGGGTTGTGCCGGTAGCGGCGGTCGGCGCAGCGGGCGCACACCTGGCGGCAGGTTTCGATGCCGGTCTCCCGGGAGACGATCGCGACCAGGTGGGTTGCGTCGGGCGGGCAGAGCGGCGGGCAGGTCACACACAGCCCGAGGGCCGCGTACAAGGAACCGGCGGTCTGCGCGCGGGGCGCGATGATCGTCGTGTCGCGGCCGGTCGCGCCGGCCGACCCGCCGTCGAGGAGGCGGTCCGCCAGTTGCGTGGCGGTCCACATTCGGCCGGCGATGAGCCATCGGGCCCCGGCCTTGGGTAGGGGTTTGTCTTTGTACCAGTGGGTGGTGAGTGCTTCGTCGACCTGGCGGGCGAGGCTGCGCCGTCGCCATCCGCCGTCGACAAGGGTCGTCGCCATGGGTCGCTCCGGTTTCCGGGCGGGGAGCCGGAGCCAGCTCTCCGGCTCCCCGGCCTCTCTCTTCGCGGGGCGCGTGTTCGCAGCGACAGGGCCCAGTCTGCCCCGGGCTGCGTCAACCGCGCGGTTGGTGTGTGTTGGCTTGGTGGCCATTTGGCCACCATGGGCAACAGTACTGAACATCTAGCATTGGGTCAATGCAAGATGCTCAGCGGCCGTGCCTCGGCAGCCCTCGCCCGTTGGCAGTCGCGCGGGCCCGCTGGGCCTCCGGGCTGTTCTTCATCTGCTGCCGGACCTGTTCGGCGGCGGCGCGCGTGGCGGCGCTGCCGGTCTTCTTGGCGAGCGCTTCCAGTTCGCGCCGCTTCCGGTCGAGTTCGTGGATACTGGCCACACCTGCCTCCTTGGGGCGGTGGCGCGGCGGCGGCCGGTTCGTGCTTGTGGTAGGGCAAGGGACGGCTTGCCGCCGCGTTCTTCGGATGATCGCTGGACGTCTACGCCAGCAATACATACGGTAGCGGACTGCCAGCATTGAGTCAATGCAAGTAGGAAATTCTGGCCACACGGCCGACGCGCGCACCGCTACGGTTGACCTACCGAGCGTTAAGCCCCATTTCCGGAGGACAGCCGTGCCCCTGCCCGACTACACAGACGAAGAACTCGACCTCGCTGCCCAGCGGATGCCCACCACCCACACCGACGGAGTCGGCACCGACGGCGACGACGGGCCCGTCCCAACCCCCTACGACATCACCGACGACGGCGCAGACCCACTCGCCGAACAGGAGTAGCCGTGGCGCTCACGGGGGGCACCGCCTACGACCACTACCACCGGATCACCGTTCGATGGCGGCCTGCCGGCCCCATCGTCGACGAGTACAACTTCGCCACCAGCACGAGCGGGTACCGATGCCTCGGCGTAATCGGCGATCCCAACCACTGGCCCTTCCAAGCGGGGGACCACACCCCCAGGTCCACACACACCACCATCGCCACCCCCGGCGGGCCGACGATCTGGCCGAAGAACGGCTGGGTCTACGCCGGAGACTTCCGCGTCGTCGACCCCGACCGGTTCGAGCGGTGGCTGCTGCGCGAGCTACGCGCCGGCCGCTGGGCCGAAACAGTCAAGTACTTCAACATCAATAACCGGCATTGGAACCGCAAGGCGATCAAGGCAGGAAAGATGTTCGCCTACGCCAGCAACTCCGGCGACGACCACTTCCACCTGTCGACCATGCCCGGCCGGGAACACTCCCGGGGCGGCATCCTCGCCGCCTGGCACCGGCACCGCAACACCCCCGAACTCCGCGCCCAACCCGCAGCCACCCCATCACCAGCGCCCCGTCACCGCTGGATCGTCGACTGACCCGAGGAGAGACGCCATGTATCTGATCCAGTGCGCCACACAGGTTCCCAACCCCGTGTTCGCCGTCCACGACTCCGGCAAGGTCCGCCACATCGGCCCGTCCGAACTCGCCTACCTGATTCGGGAGGAGACCCCCGTGGTCATCGAATCCGACTCGGGCGCGGCGGCCCGGCTCCTCGCCGAAGCCCGCGTGTCGCAGGGCTACCTGCAGAACTGACCGGCTACCGTGGACCAGTCTGAGCCCATCCCAGGCCCGGCAGAAGGCGGCGCGACCCGGCGGTCGCGCCGCCTTCCGCCTACCCGGACCGCCGCCGTCTCCTACCGGGTAGGGATGGCCATCGGCGCGACCTTGACCGCCGCCGCCGTCGGGAGCTGCTGCTGGGCCGCGGCGTGGGCGGCCACCACCATCTGGCCGTAGAGACACGAATGGCGGCCCCTCCCGCACAGCCTGCCGCGAATCAGGCGTCACGTGCGAGAGGGGCCACCACCCTCACTCCCCGGGGGGTCCGTCCGGGGAGAGCTACTTGATCAAAGTCGGTTTCGACTCGGACTGGCGGCCGTCGACCGCCTTCAACGCGTCCTGCCCGGTCGATGCCGCAGATCCGACGAAGATCCCCACCAGGATCAGCGACGCCCACCCCATCCCAGCCAGCGTCACCCCGCCGAACTCGATCCCGCCAGCCCACTCGGTGTGCGCGGCCAGCGCCACCACCGCGACACCGCCGACCCACACCACCAGCTGCGTCACGACACCATTCCAGTCGGACGCCTTCGCGTACCGCACGAAATCGACCAGCTTCTTCACTGTCGCCAGCATCACCAGCACCGGCACGAACTCGTCCATCAGGGATCTCCTTCGACTTTGGTCAGCACTCTTCCGACGGTGGATCAGGGACCGGGTTACGCGCCCGTTCCCGCTCGAGCGCGGCCCGCTGCTCCGCGACCTCGGCCCGGACCCGCCGGCCCTCGTCGCGAACCTCGATCAGCCGCTGGAACTCGTCCGCGCCGTTGCGGCCATCCGCGAACGCCCGCAGCAGGGCATCCAGTGCCTCGTCCGCGTCAACCTGAGCCTGCCGTTCCCTGGCCTCCAACAACCGGTCCTGCGCCGCCACCTCGGAGCGCGCCGCGAAAACGACCGCAGTGGCCTCGGCCTGCTCATGCAGGCATCTCTGCAGGTCCACGCGCTCGCCGTTGACGTAGATCGTCAACAGCACGGCGAAGATCGCGACAAGGGTCGTCACCGCCCATGCGGCCCGCCCGGAAAGGGCGACCTTAAGCGCGTGCAGTCTGCTCACCTGACACGCCTCCTGCGCTGAGAGTGGGTGTGCGCCACCCGAAGCGCGCTACCCAGCAGCGCACCGAACAGCATCCAGACGGCAGACTCAACCATCCAACTCCAAGGCATCAGCTGTCACCGCCCCTGGACGGCTTCGCAGCCGGCCGCCGCCACGCCGGGGCGACCGCCACGATCACAGCGGAAGGAATCATCATCAGAGGGGTTTCCGGCAGCACGCCCTCGACCAGCAGCGACCACAACACCACCACCGCCCATACCGGCAGCACGGTCAGCACCACCAGGACCCGCACCCATGACGGGATCAGCGGCTCCGGCTCGGCCGCCCGGTGCCGGCCAGGACGCGCCTCGGGCACAACGCACCATCCTCAACTCTGGATCCCCCACGCCCCGACAACCCGCACACCGACCGTCCCCGACCCGGCCGTCCGGCGGGCCTCCACCGCGACGTTCACGAACTCCGAGAAGTCGCCGGGTAGGGCGAACGGGCCCACCCAGGCGTACGCGTGCTCGCCGGCCGCGACCGGCCGCACCTCACCGACCTGCACCCCGTCGACGGTGACCCGCACCTCACCGGCGGTTGACCCGTCCGACGCCCGGACCAGCAGATGTGCCAGCAGCCGGGGATGCTGTTGCGTGTAGGTGGCTTCCTGCATCGGCGTGAACGTGCCGGACGTGGTGTTCGGCGGCGGCGTCGTCCACGCGTCCCGGAACGGCACCGGCAGCCACGGACGAGCCAACCCCACCCCGGACGCCAGGTCGTCCGAAACGATGATGTTGTTGTCCTGGTCGACCAGGGCGATGTAGCCGTTCGCGCCGGACGCGTACGAGAACGCCCAGAACGCCACCGACCCGTCCGCGCGGCGAATCAGCACACCCTGCACCGGGTCGCCGGACAGGTAGAACCCGCCGGCCCGGAACAGGTCGACGCCGTTGGGGTGCCGCACCGTCAACGCGCCCCGGGTGATCGCCGACGAACCGAGCCCGGCCCGCTTCGACAACTCGGCGACCTGCTTCTCCAACGCCAGGATTCGCTTGACCAGGTCGTCAGGAGTCGGCGTCTTGCTCATCAGGCCACGTCCTCTGTCAACGCACCCATGGTCAGCGTCGCTTTCTCCACCTCGCCGGGAGACACCGTGATCGACACCACCCGCATCCGGGTGTCCAACCCGGCGCGGAAGAAGTCGTCGTCGATGACCACCCGGGCGTCGTCGCCGGGCGATATCTCACCCACCCCAGGCGACTTCCCCGGGACCATGTCCATCGACGCCAACGCCACAGGAAGGCGAGCCGCCCACAGGTCCGCCTCTGCGTGCCCCTGCAGCGTCGACAGCGATTCCACAGTCGAATAGTTCGATTCGCCTTCGAGGAGTGGCCAACCGTCGGCGTGCCGGCTCTCGTTCTGAGCCCACGCCGTCAGCTGGCTGTAGTCCATCCCGGCCCCCACCGCGAACCAGCGGGTCGCCATCCGAGCCCCGTCCGACTGCCAGCTGTAGCCGGCCACGTTGCCGCCGTACTCCAACACGTGCGCGGTCCCCAACTGGCCGAGCGTCGGAGCGCCGATCCGCAGCAGCCGCACCGGACGACCCTGCCCATCCAGCGTCGGCGCGCAGTCGAACATCATGTCCGGGCCGCCCTCGACATTCTGCAGCGCCGTCAACGCGTCCCCGACGCTGTTCAACTCATACCCGTAGTAGGTGCGGGACCTCTCAACCCCGGACAGGCTGCCGTCGAGCTGCACCCCGATGTCGCCGCCGGTGTGCGACTGGGCCTGCGCGACCAGGTCCCGGGCGATCTGGTTTTGATCACCGGCGAACTCCGTCACCCGCGTCGACACCTCATCGCCAGGGTTGAGCACCGGCAGCACCTTCCGGTGGTTGAAGTACGACCACCAGTCCGCGCCGCCCACATCGAGCATCCCCGACTGCGAGTTGTAACGGCGGGTCCAGATGATCCCACCCCACCACACCCGGTCGCCGCGCAGCGCGTACAACGCGGTCCGCGCAGGGGTGGTCAGCTGATACAGGTCACCTCGGACCGCGCCCGACACCAGCAGCGAAGCGTTGACCGTCCCCGACTCGCCGAGAGTCTTCGACATGCGCACGTTGTACAGCGGCAACTCGCCGGCGATCAGCCCTGACCGCAGGTCCCCGACCAGGTAGGTCCACTCAGGGGATGTCGCCGCCGACGCCAGCAGCGGACCGGTCATTCTCGTCCGATCAGCGTGAACGAGCTGCCCGCGACGAAGTTCGTGCCGCCCTGTTCGGGGAAGAAGTCGAGCCTCGTGTATGGGCCGGCACCCGAGAAGTGGCCGCCACCGGATGTCATCCAGCCGACGTTCGACGCCGCCTCGAACGTCGAGTCGAACAGGTAGTGGCAGCGGCCATGCGCCGCAGCCCAGGTCGGAAACACGACCCGGCCCGCGCCGAACCGGCCCGCAACCGCGCTGGCCCGCGCTGAAATGCCGATCTGCGCCCGGTTGCCACCCCACGTGTAGTTGTGCGTCACCGCCGTGCCCGCGCCGCCGGCCGACTGCAGCAGCCGGTTCTCGTACACGCTGGCCGACGAGTTGTTGACCCGCACGAACACGCCGGCCGCGGTGAACCCCGCCCAGTCGTCACGGGTCGTCCACGACACCTCCACCGACCGCAGCGTCTCTGGAATGTTGTCGAACGTCACCGACGCCGCCGACGAGGCCAAGGTCTGCACCCGCCGGTACACGCCGGCCACCGACCACTCCGTGCCCGACCAGCGGTACAGCATCCCGTCGCCGGTGTTGTAGGCCACCTGGCCGGCGTACGGGCTAGTGACCGCGCTGGCCAGGTCCCCGGTGCTGGCCACCACGGCAACACCCTGCACCCGCCAACCGGACCCGTCGTACACCTCGGTCCACTGCCGATCGGTGCGCCACACCGGCATCCCCGGGTACGCGCCGGTCAGCGCGTCCCGGGCGGCCTGCGACGGCACCGGCAGCAGCCCGCCGAGCGCCACCGTCTGCGGCACCGCAGGGTGGGTGATGTCCGGCTGGGTGACCTCGGTGGCGTTCGCGGCCACCCGCACCCGGGCCAGCAGAACCCAGTCGGGGGAGCCGTCCACCGCCGGGTCCGATGGCGTCGCCGACGGCGTTCCCACCACGTGCCGGACCACGAACTCGTTCCCCGGGTCGCTGTACCACTGGTCGGACTGCTGAGCGACGATCAGATCGTCCCGGGGGTGCGTTGGGTCAGCCGGCGTCGCGAGAACGTTGACGTCCTTGATCGCGTCGAGTGTGGCGAGATACACCCCACCCGCCCCGGCCCGCCCGGTCTGCAGCACCAGCTGAAACGGCTGGACGTGCACCCACCCGTCAGGGGTGCCCGTCGCCAGCACCCGGGCAGGGTCGCCCGCCGCCGGCCGCAACCCGGTGCGGGCGGTCACCGCGCCAGCCGGGGCCACCAACGCGCCCACCGCCAACCGGGAATCCTCCACCGTCAGCAGCCCTCCGGCCTCGCTGACTGCCCACGAGTTACGTTCCGCCACCACGACCCCCTTTCGGCCTGTGTCACATGTGCCCGTGCCGCCACCGGACCGTCACCTGCGACGCCGGGTCGTACGCGCCGGTCGTTGTGACGACGATCGGCGTCTCACTCTTCTTCGCCAGCGGGAACCACTGCGCCGTGTGCAGCCGCGTCCGCTGAGACACCCCCGCCAACGTCACCGACCGGTTCCCGGTGTCCACGGACACCGTCTGCCCGGCCGGGATCTCCCACGCCGGGTCGAACGCCAGCACCTGGCCGGTCAGCGACGACACCAGCCGAACCCCCATCAGCGGCCCAGCCAGGTCGATCAGCGGCCACACCGCCACGTTGCCGGCGTTGAACGGCCGTAGGATCTGCGCGCCGACGCTGTCGCCGAAGTCCAGCGGGAACAGCAGCGGGAACTCGAGCCCGCCGTCGACCGGCGGGCTCAACCCCACCGACGCGGACAGCTCCGGCCCAGCCGAGTAGCGGCGAGGATCGGACGCCAACCACTGCATCACCACCCGCCGGTGCCCGATGGACCACTGCCAGTCAGTCGGCACCGACCGGCGTTCCAGTCGGGCCCACACCGTCTGCGGTTCGCCGGTGCCAGACCAGATCGTCAACGGCTCCTCGGCCGGGTCCTCATCCAGCGCGGTGGCGTCCCGGACGTCTTCCAACAGGTCGACACCGTCGTCGTCGGCTGCCTGCGTCAGCTCCACCTCGATCAGCCGGGCCCCGGCGCGCAGCTTCCCCAGGTGCACACCGTGCCGGTCCGGCCGGTCCACCTGCGCGGACCGAACCGGAGGCAGATCGTGCCAGCCGCGCAGGTTGGAGATCGTCCACGGTGACAGCGGCCACCCCCACAGCCGGTCACGCCACTGCAGGTGATGCGGGGCGGTCACCAACTCCCCAGTCATCCGAGCCCCCGAGCCAGCCAGTCCAGCTCGGCCGCGACCTGGTGCGGGTCGTCGCCGTGCGCGTGGAACTCGCCGATCGACACCAACGGCTGGTCACCGCGCGGCTGGTCACCGCCGACCGCCGCCTGCCGCACCGCCTGCCACTGCTGGTCGGTGAGCACCGGCTCCGGCGAGCTGGTGCGGTTGTCGACCACACTGATTCCCCGGGGCAGGTAGCCGCCCGAGTCGAACAGGCGGGGCACCACCCCGCCGAGCCGCATCCCCATGTGCCCGACCCGGGCGAACGAGCCGACGTCGGCGGCCTGCGGGCCGACCAGCACCCCACGGGAGCCGCGTGACTCGAACGGCAACCCGGCGAGGTTCCCGGCGGTGTGGCCGACCGACCCGCCGCCCCGTTCCCCGGCGTGCGCCCACCCGACCGTGTACACGCCCCGGCCGGGGTCGAAGAAGTCCGCCATGTTGTGGGTGGAGAACACCCGCTGATGCGGGTTGCCGCCACGTAGCAGCTGGTACACCGCGCCGACCAGCCCGGAGCAGTCGTAGCCGTGTGGCCCGGCAGCCGCCCACACGTACGGTTTACCGGCCTGCGCGCGGATCCACTGCTGCACCTCGCTCACCCCTTCCGGGGCCTGCCCGTCGAACCCGAACACGCCCTTGACCGCCCGGGTGACCCACTTGGCGGCCTCGGACAGCACCGTCTGCCCGGTGGCGACCGCGATGTCCCGGACCGCGCCCGCGCCCGGCACCTGGTCGAGCATCGGTTCGACGATCTTTCGGAACGCGCCGACCGGGTCGGTGATCGTGTTCCACGCGGTTGCCAAAGCGCCGAAGATGCCGCCCGTGTTGAACCCGCCGTGGTAGATGCCCCCGGTCGCGAACCGGGCCGGGCGTCCGATCCGACCCTGGCCGTCGATGTAGCCGGCGGCCGGGGTCGACGGGTCGCCGCCGAGCGTGTTGAGCAGCCCGGCCAGCCACGCCCGTACCCCGGCGACACCGCCGGCGCGGGCCGCCGCGTTCGCCGAGTGCACCCCGGCCGCGCCGAGCGCGGCGGTGAACTCCGGCCGCATGATCGCCTCACCGCCGGACAGGTCGATCATCCCACCGGTGGGGGAGAAGAACCGGTGCACGTCCCGCCCCGGCGTGTACCCGGGCAGCACCCCGCCTTGGGCGAACTTCGGCACCGGCACCAGCGGGATCGGGTCCGCGCCGACCTTCTCGGCGACCCAGTTGAACCCGCCGATCAACCCTTTGTTGATCACGGTTTCGATGACGAACCGGATCGGCGCGGACGCGATCTGCCGGAACGTCTCGAACTTCTTCGACAGGATGTCCAACCCGGCCTGCCAGGCGGGTGCGACGTGGTCGCGGATGAATCCGGCCACGGCGTTCAGCACCGGCTTGATCACGTTGTGCCAGATGAACGTCAGCTTGACGCCGGCCGCGTCCAGCGACGGCCGGATGGCCCGCTCGTACAGCCACATCCACACCGCGCCGCCGGCTTTCAACCCGATCTCGATCAGCCCGAAGATGACCTGCCAGATCGCCCACGCCACCTGCAGCGCCGTGGTGATCCCCGCCAGCACCGGGGCTACGACGTTGTCGTACAGGAACCGCCACGCCGGGGCGACCACGCCGGTGAAGAACGCCACCATCAGCCCGAACACCGTGGACACGACCGACCCGACCAGCCCGACCGCGTCGGCCATGCCCTGCCCGGCCGGGCGGAACACCTGATGCCACAGCCACATCAGCACCGGGGCGAGGTTGTTCTGCCACGTGTCGACCAGCATCCCGGCGACCAGTGAGACCGCCGGCCAGATGACCTGCTGCCACACGTCGGCGACGCCCTGACCGAACGGCACCAGCACCTGCTGCCACAGCCAGGTGGCCGCGTCGGCGACGGCCCGCAGCGAGGCGTCGACAGCGGTGCGGAACCAGCCGACCCGCTCGTAGGCGGACGTCAACGCGGCCACCAAGGCGATGACGCCGACGATGATGCCGTAGATGGCTGCGGCGGGTGCCCCGGCGAGTAGGCCGATGGTGACCACCAGCGCGGCGACGGAGGCCACCACGATAGCCAGCACCGTCGGGTCAAGGTCGTTCAGCAGCCGGAACAGGGCGGTGAACGCGGCCATCATCACGGTGCCGAGCGGAGCTAGGGTGACACCGAGGTTGACGACCAGCGTGATCAGTTCGCCGAGGAACGACACCACCTGCGGCCCGTACTCGCGGACGTAGGCCAGGAACTCCTGAAACGCCGGATTCTGGTCCAGGGTGGACGCCCATTCGGCGAAGCGGCGCGTCAGGTCGACCAGCCCGGCCGACATGTCCCTGCTGAACGGGGAGAACGCCATCAGCAGCCCGGCGAACCCCTGCGCCAGATAGCCGAGCGTCTGCGCCAGCTCCGTCATGTTCTGGGCGGCGGTGTCACCGATCCAGCCGAAGAACTCCTGCCAGAACGGGGCGGTCAACGCCTTCAACCCGGCCTCGAACAGGTCCCCCAGCGTGGCCGCGAGAGCGCCGATGAACGCCGTCAGCTGCGGCGCGTACGGCAGCAGCGCCTGCAGCCCGGCCTGAACCCCGGGTAGCAGCCCGATCTGCGCGGCGTCGCGGAACCCGCGCATCGTGTCCCGCAGCGAATGCAGGAACAGCGCGAACCGGCGACCCTCCGGCGTCAGCCCGGCCATCTGGTCGCGCATGTCCTTGATCGCGGCCGGCACCTGCACCGCCTCGGCCCGGGTGTCGGCGAGGGCCTGCTGCGCCTGAACGATCGCCCGCTCGGCCTGGGCGATCTGGTAGGCGGACTCCTCGGCCTGCAAACCCTGCCGGCGGCGGGCCTCGGCCGCGGCCTCGACCGCGTCGCGTTCGTCGCGCTGCGCCGCCGCGACCCGGTCCAACGCGGCCCGCACCTGGTCGGACCCTTCCACGCCGGCCCGGTCGGCGTCGGCCTTCTCCTGCGCTGTGCGCTGGTTGGACAGTCGCTGCTGCTCAAGCCGGAACTCGGCCTGCTCGAAGTCCAGCTGCAACTGCTCCTGATGTTCGGCCTCTGCCTGCGCCCGTTCCCGGAGCTGGTCGAGCGCCTCCGTCGCGCCCTGCCGTTCCAGGTCGGCGGCGATCTCCGCCGTACGCTTCTGCTGGTCGAGACCTTCGTCCCGGGCCTTGCGGGCCCGTTCCAGAGTGAGCACCGCTTGCCGCTCGGCCAACTCCCCGCCCCGCTGCGCAGCCTCAAGATCCTCAAGGGCTCGCGCGGCGTCCTCACGGGCCTCGGTCAACGCCTCCTGCGCCTGCCGGTGCCGGTCCTGCGCGTCTGCGATCCGCTCATCGGCGGCGGCGACCCGCTCGGCCGCCGCCCGCTGAGACTCGGCCGCCGACACCAGCGCCCGCTCGTACGCCTCCCGGGCCTGCCGCACCCCCTCGGTGGCGGCGGCCACCTGCTTCTGCTTCGCCGCATAGGCGGCGGCCATCTCAGCTTGCGCGCCCTGCGCCTTGCCGAGCGACTGGACCGCGCCAAGGATGCCGGAGAAGCCGAGCGCCAGCACCCCCAACGCGGCGACGCCGGCCATCGCCATGGTGACGATGCCGAACAGCGCCCCGGCAGCCGCCGCCGCGACGGGCACGATCACAGGGGCGATCCCGACCGCAGCCAGGATCAGCCCTCGCACGCTGCGGGTGGCCCGGTTCGCCGACCGGTCGATCGCCCCGATCCCACCGCCGTCGCGGTCGCTGTCTGTCTCGACCCTGACCCGCACCGGCCGGCGGGCCTCGTCCCGCAGATCCCGCAGCTCCCGCTTGAGCTTGGTCATCTCGGCGAGCCCCTGCAGGGCGTCGACGTCGACGGGGACGTCCCGGCCCTGCGCCCGTAGCTTCTCGATCTCCTGCGACAGCATCGAGTACTGCCGGCGGATCGCCTGGACCCGCACCAGCACTTCTTCGTCGTTGACGTCAATGTCGACGTCAATGTCGGACAGTGCGAGCATTTCCGCCCGCAGCTGGGCGATCATCCGGTCGACCTTCGACGAATCGCCGTCGATCTTCACCTCGGGCAGGTTCCGCAGCCCGGCGGCGAGCGACGCCCGCAACGTCCGGGACATGTCCTGCCCCAGGTTCTGCCCGGACCGGGCCGCCTGCGGCCGGGCAGCCCGGCCGGCGGACCGTACCCCGTCGACGACCTCAGCGGAGATCCGCCGCCCGATCGGCTTCGACACCTCCTCGGCGATCCGCCGGCCCGCCACCGCCGCCTGCGGATCGACCTGCGCCTTCAGCTTCCGCCCGAAGTCCTTCGCCACCGGGTAGATGTCGACCGCGACACCCATCACTGTCGGGTCCGCGCCGCCGTCGAAGTCGTCAGCCACCAGCGAACCCCCCTTTCCCTTGGCTCAGGACGCCGCGTGAACCCGCCGGGTCCGCAGCTTCTCCAGATACGCCCGGCCCGCCTCGGTGATCTCCCGGCCGGCGTCAGGCGACCGCACCCCGGGGCGCGGGTACGGGTTCGGCTGTTTCGGTTTCGCCCCGGCCGACTGGTAGACGGCGTACCGCAACCACCGCACCTCGTCGATCAGCGAGGCGATCCGCAGATCGGTGTGCGACCACGGGCCGTGCCCGGACGGCTGGTCCTTCTCGGCCAGCTCGGCGAGTTCGGCTTCCCCGAGGTCGTCACGGACGGCGGTCTTCGTCGCCGACTCCGGCGGCAGCCCGTCGATCAGGGCCCGCAGCAGCCGTGGCGTCAGCCCGGACCGGCCGCCGCCGCGCCGCCACAGGTCTCGCAGGTCCACCCGGTGGTAGGCCCGCAGGTCGGTTTCTATCTCCGTCGCGTACCCATCAACGAACGCCGCGACATCGACTGTTTTCCCACGTCCTGCCCGGTGAGCCGGCGCACTGCGGCGAACATGTCCATGACCTCATCCAAGGTGGGGTCCACGTCGCACCACACCTCGTACGAGCCCGGGGTGAGGCACAGTTCCGCCCAACCCTCGAAGTCGCCGGTCTGCATGGCGTTGTTCGCCGACGACCGCCACCGGCCCGGAGGCAGGACGTGCACCAGCCGCTTGTCCGGGCCCAACGGCACGGTGACCACGTCATCGGGGACGTCGGCCTCGGCAGCTACTTCGGCGCGCATGTCCCGCACGGTGTCGGACGCGGCCGGGTCGTCAGCGGCGGCTTGCTCGGCGACCCACCGGGCGTCACGCTCGGCTAGGTCTTCGGCGACGCGCCGGGCCGACGCCGCGGCCTTCTTCGCCGCCGCCGTCTTTCTCGGCGCGGCCTTCTTCGGCGCGGTCTTCTTCGCGGTAGCCATGCTTTCCCTCTCTCGGGTTACGGGGTGGCCAGTGCGTTGAGTAGGTAGAACCAGTGGATGGCGACCCCGTCGCTACCGGGGTGAGCGGTCAGCTGCACCCCGTGTTGGATCGCCGCCGACGGCCGCACCTCCCAGTTCGCCGGGCCGGTGTTCTCGACCAGCGGCGCGTAGGCGCGGACGTGGTTGAGCCCGTCGAGGATGTCGAACACGACCGCGTAGGTGACGTCGGCCGGCTCGCCCTCGGTGAAGTCGAACGCTCCGGACGCGTCGGGAACCAGCGCGTCTAGGGCCAGCCCGTGGTATACGGCCAGGGCCACCGGCGACGACTCGAGGAAGCCGATGTTGAACGTCGTCTTGCGGGTCGTCTTCAACGTGCGGACCGGCTGCCGCACCCCGTAGGCGCGGATGTCGACGGTCTCCTGCTCGAGGGCCTTCGTCAGCCCTTCTTCGGTGACGTAGCCGGGGTCGAGGAACGCGGCGTCCAACGCCCCGTCGGCCGTTGTTGGCGCGGTGGACCCCTTCGGGGCGAAGTGGGACAGCGCGGTGCCGGCCGCGCCGCCGCCAGCTACCCCGGCGAGTACCAGATCACGGTTCGCTGCCATTGGTCTCCTTCTTTCTCTGCGGATGGTTCCCGGACGCGTAGTCCGTGGCCGGTCCGTCGGCGGGGGCAGTCGCCTGACGTAGCAGCTGCGTCAGCTCGTGGTTTGCTGCCTGCAGCCGGGCGATGTCTCGCTGGGCGAGGTACAGCTCGAACGTCAGCTGGCGGACGTCTTCGATGGTGATCTCAACCCCGGCTTGGGGATGCGGAGACATCAGGCGGGCGCAATCGTGGTCACGGTGCCGGACGAGCCGCGCCACTTCAGCGCGCCGTCTTCGGCGAACAGGACCCCGCCGCCGGAGGGGTTCAACGTCGGCGCGGCATTCGCGTTGCCGATGCCGATGACACCCTGCCCTCCACCGAGCGATGTTGTGTTGAGGGTCAGACTGGACACCGACGCCGTCGATCGGCGGGCCACTAAGCCGGGCCCGAGGGTGACGTTGCCGGTAGCCCGGGACACGACGATCGGTGTGTCGATGAGGGTGCCGTCGTCGGCGTAGCGAGCCAGCTGCAGGTTGGTGCCGGAGTCGCCGCCGGACTCGGCTTCGTTGGTGGCCCGTAGCTGCCACCGCCGGTACTGGTCGGAGCCCGCGTAGTCGTGGTTCCACTCGATCGGCTTGTTGCTGCCGCCGGCTGGGCCGGACAGCCGCAGCACCTGGCCGTTGGAGCACCGGACCACGAAATCGGCTAGGTTAGTCGCCACGATCGTCTTGTCCAGGCCGGCGATTGCGTCGTCCACGGACGGGTCACCGAACCGCACCTCGAACCGGGTCTGGATAGCCCCGCTCGGGTCCGGGGTCTCCACCGACCAATGCTTGTGGTTGGACGCCCCGTCGTTGGCTTGCCAGTGCGCGCCGGTCCATACAACCGGCTTGAAGTTCCCGACGGGGTTAAGGCTTCCGTCGTAGCCCCCGTCGGGGAACCACCAGGCTTGCATCAGCTTGGCGTTGCCCCGCATCGCGTACATGCGGATGATCTCGCCGAAGCTGCCATTGGACGCCCGCTGGTAGGAGTACAGGTTGATGCGGCCGGTGGAGTCGGTGCCGACCCCGTCGTCCTCGCCGCCGGCGAACGACGACCGAACCGCGATGCCGGTGTTCGGCGCTGACCCCAAGCCGTACGGGATCGTCACATCTCCTTGGCCGACTTCGTCGACTGAGACTGGGCCGGTGACGGTGCCGCCCGCCGCCGGGTACGCTGCCCCGGCGTCGGCGGCGGCCTCGTCTGCGACGGAGGCAGCCGCTTCGACGCCAGCCTCGAGATGGTTGAGCCGTCCGGCGGACAGCGGGGTGTTGCCGCTAGCCCCGTCCACCCAGGTCTGCCTGACGTAGGCCATGATCACCCTCCAAGTGGGAACAGTCCGGCGCTCGGCCACACCCCTGCCGGCGCGGGGTACGGGACGAAGCCCGGCGGATCTACGGGGAACAGCAGAGGGCCGGGGAACAGCCACAAGCTCGGAGCGCCGTCGAACGGGCCTGCGACCGGGAACACTCCAGCCCCGGGGTACACGTCGACCGCCGGCCAGCCAACCCACCTTGCGGGAGTTGGGAACAGCAGCTGGCTGGGGAAGACACGCGAGCTGGGGTAGAGCGCGACGGGGGCCATCCAGCTGTGAGTGACGATCCTGCACCGCGCCCCGTACCGGCGGATCTCGCTGTCGTCGTCCCACGGCAGTCGAGACGGCGGGGCGCACAACGCGTCGTTGACTGACGTGCGCCCCGCGTCGAAGACAACTCCGCGCATCTCGGCGACTTGGTCGGCGGCTACCTGTGCGAGCCGCTTCGCCGGTCCCCGGCCGACCGCGTAGGCGTTGATCTCGACGACGTGTTGCACCAGCCCGGGGGCGATCTCCCTGCCCTCGGGGAGTTCCTCCACGTGCAGGACCGGTACCGCGTTCGGCGGGCCATCAGTTTCGTTGAGCTCCGCGACGGTCAGCACCCCGGTGCGGCCAGTCAGCCAGGAAACGAGGACCGCTTCGATATCGGCGGGCACCGGGGGCTCCAGCTACGGCTTGGTCGGGGTCTTGGCGGCGGCCGGGGTCTTGGCGGCGGCCGGGGTCTTGGCTGGCGCGGGTGCCGGGTTGTCGACGTTGGCTGCGTCGGCAGTGGGTGCCGCGACGGCGCGTCCTTCGTGGATGAGGGTGCGTGCTAGGTCGTCGGGTACCTCTTCGGTTGCGCCGACCTTCGACAGGTCCTTGTTGTAGGACCAGGTGATCAACTGCCCCATTGCTGAGTTCCTTTCTTATCTACGGATAGCGTTCGTTGCCCGCGACAACACCCGTTGAGCTTTCATGTATCGGGTGCCGAACTCAAGGTAAGCGGCGTAGTGCGCGGTGTTATACACGCGAGCCCACGCCCGACCGTTTCGCACACCTGTCCGGTAGTGCCAGGAGCGTTTGTAGTGGCCAGGAGCAGGGAGCCGGTGAAGGTCAGTTTTTCGTACAGGTGAAATGCGAATCGCGCGGGACTTCACTCGGCGGGCCCGTTTGCGCATTTCGTTGATCATTTTCGGAGACCGGAGCATCGCCTGAATCCCACCCGGGTACACCGTCGACCTTGTCGCCAAGACCACCACCACCATTCAGGCAGGAATCTGCCTACGAGTCGGCATTCACGAGCCGCGATACCGCTGGTAGCGTTCCAACTCGGCCCCACCGCTCGCCCGTACCTCGTCCGGTCCAGGCGGCGGTACCTCAATGGGGCTGCCGAATGGGCCGCACGACCAAACTCTTCGCGGGGCAAGGTCACACCGGCCCATTCGGCCTATCCGGCCGCGCCCACGACCCGCCGGATCGACACCCGCAACCCGACCGCCTCGCCCGTGGTGTCGTCGTCGACCCGCTCAGGCTCGCCGTCCACCCCGTACGTGCGACCGCGCACCACCAGCCGGTCCCGCGACGACACCCGCTCGCCGCCGGGCATCAGCACCGTCCCAGTGACCGTCACCCGAGACCCGTCACCGGAGTCCTCCGACGACGACAGCTCGACCCGGCAACCCGCCACCGACCGCGCCGACCACGCGTGCACTGTCTGGTTGTACTCGTCTCGCTCTGCGGTCGGCACCCGACGCCGCACCGTCACCGATTCACCGCCGGCCGGCGACACCGCCCCCGATGTGCCATCCCACACGATCTCCAGATGCTCCGGCACCGGCAGAGACCCCGCCGTCTTGCGGGCCACTCCCGCCGCGTAGCCCTGCCGGCCGTCAGGCAGGTCAACCTTCGACCAGGTGCGGATCGTGCCCGCCCACTCGATCGGCGCGAAGATCCGCGCAGTCTCCCGCACCTGCAGCCGGTCCCGGCCGACCCGCTGAGACAGCCCCTCGTCGACCAGACACCGCACCGTCACCGGTCCGGCCCACACGCCCCACGACACGAACGGCCGCACCACCACCTGGTGCTGCAGCAGCATCCGGGGAAACCCGCTCACCACTGCCCCGGAGGATGCCCGAGAAGCCCACGCGCGGCGAGGATGGTCAGCACCTCGCTGCCGTAGGTTTCCTCCTGCGACGGTGGACGGCCGGCGTTCGCCCGCGTGACGGAGATCGACCCCGCCGACACCGACGTCCACAGGCGGCCCGCCCCGGTGCCGTCGTCACCGGTCTCACCCCACCAGCGCACCAACGCGCAGGTGGCGTCCCGCAGCGCCACCTGATGGTCCGGCTCGGTCGGCTCCCCGTCGTCGTCGACCGGATACCAGGCACACCGCAGCAGTTCGTCGATCTTCATCGTGGCCCGCTCCAGCCGGCCGCGCGCGTCGACGGGCAACGGATCCACCCAGCGGGCCAGGTCGCCGGTCGTGGCGTACGACCGGCCCGGCGCGGGCAGTAGCGAGGCGGACACCAGCACGGTGACGTGCCACTGACCGGCCCCGGTGCCGGTCACGGTCCACACCAGCTGCCGCACCCCCGGCGTCGACCACGCGGGCACCGACGGGGTCCACGTCGACCGGTCATCGCCCTGGGCGACGGTCGCGGACTGCGAGTCGCCGGTGTCCGTGTCGACGACGGTCAACGTCGCGTCGGTGTCGCCGCCCCACACGTCGAGAACCAGCGGCGTGGTGTAGGCCGCGCCGACCCGGGATATGACAGTGGCCACCGCGACCCCCCTACGCTTCGGCCTGCAGCACCATGATCGGCGCAGAGTTGTTGTACGAGTCGTAGACGTAGTCGGTGGGCAGGGCCCCACCCGCCGAGCCCCGCACGTAGCAGGCGGCGGCGGTCTCGGCTAACGCCTCGGTCGCGCCGTCGATCTCCACGCCGAACGCCTCCCGGCCGGTGATGACCGCCGACCCGCCGCCTTGGTGGGTGAGCGTCCACCACAGCTTCCCGCCAGCGGGCATCGTTACGTCGATGACCGCGGTCTTGAGGCCGGTGGTGGTGACGTCCAGCAGCCCGGTGCCGTAGTCGGCGATCAGGGTTCCGGGTTCGCCACTGACGTCCTGCCGGAGCCCGAGCCGCACCGAGGTGCCCGCGGTGAGGACGTTGATGCCGATGGAGACGAGCCGGGTGCCGGCGGGCGCGTAGAACGGCACGGCGCGTTCCTGATTGTTGGGCAAGAAGCAGTTGGTGGCCCCGGATCCGTGGGTCATGCGCCAGTAGCCGGCCCGCATCGGTCGTATCGGCAGCTCACCTTCCGGGCCTTGCGGACCGGTCGGCCCTTCCGGGCCTTGCGGGCCGGTCGGTCCTTCCGGTCCTTCCGGGCCCTGGATGCCTTGCAGCCCCTGATCACCCTGCGGACCGGT